AAGAAGCCGAACAAAAAGCAATGGAGGAAATATTAAATGATAAATTACTATAACGATATAGAGCAGGGTTCAGAAGAATGGTTCAAAGTCCGTTGCGGGTTGCTTACTGCTAGTGAAATGAAGCATATTCTTACACCAACGCTGAAGATAGCCAACAACGATAAGACACGCACACATTTATATGAGCTGCTTGCCCAACGTATTACAAATTATGTTGAGCCGCATTATGTTGGTGATGATATGCTACGTGGACAGTATGACGAAATTAAAGCGCGGGATTTGTATTCTGAGAAATATGCACCAGTTACAGAAATGGGCTTTGTTACTAACTCTAAATGGGATTTCACAGTTGGTTTTTCACCGGATGGTTTAGTTGGCAATGAGGGTTTTATTGAGGTTAAATCACGCCGGCAAAAATACCAGATTGAAACTATAACTAATGATGCTGTGCCAGAGGAGTATATGTTGCAGATTCAAACTGGCTTGTTGGTTAGTGAGCGTGAATGGTGCGACTTTATATCATACAGCGCAGGTTTGCCGATGTTTACTAAGCGAGTTTATGTAGATGAAGCAATCCAAGCGGCAATTATTGCGGCGGCTACTGATTTTGAAAGCAAAATAAGTGATTTACGTGCTGATTATTTGTGCAAACTTGACAGCGATATGCGCTTAATACCAACAGAAAGAGAAATAGAAACAACAGAGGAGATAAAAATATGACTGACTTAAGTAAAACTATTGAGGCTAAATCAAATCAGCTAAATTCAGATGATTTGCAAGCTGCACCACGCACAATTAAAATTACCAAAGTAAGTGCTGGTAGTGCTGAACAACCTATTGCAATTAATTATGAAGGCGATGACGGAAAGCCATTTTATCCCTGTAAATCAATGCGCCGTGTGCTAGTTGCTGTTTGGGGTGCAGATGGTGCTAGTTACGTTGGGCGCAGTTTAACACTATATCGTGACCCAGAAGTTAAGTTTGGCGGCATTGCGGTTGGTGGTATTCGTATCAGCCACATGTCGCACCTTGATAAGCCGATGCTTATGGCGTTGACAGCTACACGAGGAAGTAAAAAGCCGTATACTGTTAAACCTTTGGCTGTAGCAGCGCAAGTGGATTACACCGCTATTAAAGAGCAGCTCGCAGCAGCAGCGAAAGAAGGCGAGGAGAAATTCAAACAAGAGTGGTTAGCGTTAGATAATACAGCACGAGCAGCTTTGAATGAATACAAGGAACAACTTAAAAAGGAGATTAACAATGTCGAGTATTAATAAAACAATCCTGCTTGGAAGAGTAGGAAAAGACCCAGAAGTAAGAGCTATGAATAGCGGAGATAAGGTTGCTAATTTTAGCATTGCAACTAGCGAATCATGGAAAGATAAGGCAACTGGCGAAAAGAAAGAAAAAACTGAATGGCACAATATTGTTGTTTGGGGTGGACTTGTTAGCATTGTAGAAAACTACGTTAAAAAAGGCAGCCGTATTTATGTTGAGGGCAAATCTTGCACACGCAAATGGCAAGATGCAAGTGGTGTAGATAAATACACAACTGAGGTTGTTTTGCAAGGCTTCGGAGCGCAACTTGTTTTGCTTGATAGTAAACCAGCCAGCGAACCACACGATGCAGCAGAACCAACGCATGACGAGTTGAAAGCTAACGGCTATCAAACAGATTCGGAAATTCCATACTAAAATGCAGTTAACACCAGACCAGATAGAAGTTAAAGACAAGCTACGTGATGCACTTATGACGCATGGTGCAGCTATTCTTGAGGCTTCTACTGGTTTTGGTAAAACTACGTTAACAGCCGAGCTACTTAAAACAACTAAATCAGCATGGTTTGTTGTGCATCGTAAGCGGTTGTTTAAAGATGTTGTAAAATGTTTTGAGCGTGAGGGTTTGGATTATGGATTTATCGCAGCAGGTAAGCCATATAAAGAAGGGCATAAAATCTATATCTGCATGGCAAAAACACTTGCTAATCGTATAGATAATATACCAGAGCCGCATTTAGTTGTGATTGATGAGGCGCATAACGTGGCAGCTAAAACTTACGATGCTATAGCCAGCAAGGGTAGATTCCGTATATTACTTACAGCAACACCTGAGCGAACCGATGGGCAAGGTTTGGGTAAGTATGCACTTATTATGGTATCTGCACCGCCTATGAGCTGGTTAATAGCAAACAAGCGCCTTTCGCCATTCAAGTACTACGCACCAACTACGGCAGACACTAGCCAGTTACGCAGTAGTATGGGCGAATATACTAATAAATCTATTGATGATGCTTTCCAGCATAGCACTATTCATGGTGACTGTATTGAGCATTATAATAAATACGCAGCAGGCAAACGAGCTATTGTTTTCTGCCATAGTATTAAAGCGGCGCAACAGACAGCCGAGCAATTTAATGCTGCTGGAATACCCGCAGCTTCGTTAGAGAGTAGCCAGAAAGATGAGGAGAGCGATGAAATATCTGATGCGCTTGAGTCAGGTGAGCTACTTGTTATTGCAACTGTTAATATGGTGCTTGAGGGTTACGACTTGCCAGCTATTGAGTGCGTTATATGGAAGCGACCCACTAAATCGCTTATTGTTAGCAAGCAAGGCAACGGCAGAGGATTACGTTATATTGAGGGTAAAACGTGCATTATTCTTGACCACGTTGGCAACTATAAAACGCATGGCTTGCCAGACACGCCTATTAAGTGGAGCTTAGAAGGGCGCAAGAAACGTGAGAGCGAGGCAACTATTGCGGTGCGGGAGTGTAAAGTTTGTCACGCTTGCTTTCCACCAGCTAGTGAGTGTCCAGAATGTGGTGCGCCTGTACAGGTTGAGGAGCGTGTTATTAAGCAGACTAAGGGCGAGCTGATGGAGATTAAACAAGCTATGTTAGCCGAGAAGAAGCGGATTAGAGAAAGTAAAGCAGCAATTAAATTAGAGAAATCTATGAAAAATGCAGAGGCGCAGAGATTAAAATGGAAGTGCAATACTTTAAAAGAAGTAATGCAATTGGGAATTAATTACGGCTACGATAAGCATTGGGGCTTGAAAGCGTGGAAAGTTATGCAAGCAAGGAAGAAATGAAAGAGCGCAATATTCAGAATAGTATACGCCTCGCACACAGCAAAGGTAACACACGCTTATTTGTTAATGACGTGGGCGTTGCTAAAGTGGGTGAGCGTACTATCCGTTACGGACTATGTAACGGCTCAACTGATTTAGTGGGTGTGCATACTGTTACAATAACTGGCGATATGGTGGGGCAAGAAATAGGTGTAGCTGTGTTTGCTGAGGTTAAAACTCCAACTGGTAGAGTAAAGCCACACCAAGAAGAATTTATGAACCAAATGAAGAAAATGGGTTGCATTGTTGGTGTAGTCCGTTCAGTAGAAGATATGCAGGAATTATTAACGCCCCTCAAGGGCATTTAACCGAATAAAGGATAGGAGAGAGTATGGGATGTTTAAATGCTGGAGCTGGTTTTAAGCATTGGTTTGCTAATATACATTTTAGTGGGCAATGTAATAGAAATTGTTTTTTCTGCATCGGTCAATGGATGCAAGGGCAGGACATGAATAATAATTTAAATGAGTATCCATTAAAAGGATATGATAAATTCATATCGGACGTAATTGCGAATGATGTTAGAGAAATTTATCTTACTGGCACAAATACCGACCCAATGCTTTATAAGCACTTACCTGCCTTGGTGGGTGACTTAAGAGCAAAAGCACCAAAAGCTTTAATTGGCATTAGAACTAATGGCGCAACGATATTAAATAATTTGGATTTATGGCACTTATTTGATGAGTCTTGTATTTCAATCACGAGCTTTGATAAAGAAATATATAAACAAACAATGGGCTGTGGCAAGCCTCCAAATTTAGAAGAAATTGTTAAAAATACCAAGCATGACTTACTAAAGATAAATATTGTAATTACTCACAAAACTACAAAAGACGATATTCTTAATAGTGTTAAAGTTATAGCGGATGCAGGAGTTAGGAAGGTTAATATAAGAGAACCTTATGGGCAATCCCATGTTGGCAACCCACTTAAAGACCTTGAGCCAATTAGTTTTGTTCATGGGATGCCACTCTATCTAATCTACGGAGTAGAAGTTTGTTATTGGGATGTTCATTTTGTAGAAGTTGAGAGTATAAACTTATATGCGGATGGGCGAATTAGCTATGATTATTCTGTGACTAAAGGACATAGTGAAAAGTTTGGGGATGTCCAGCCGCAAGAGAAATTTGGACAAGGCAGGCAAGCCGCCCAATGGTTGGGAACAAAAAGCTGCCAACAACCACCCCTGTGATGGGGTAAATAGGAGAGGGTATGAGTAAGGAATATATTATAAGCTCTGAACAAAGAGGCATGTTTTTAGAATTATTAAAAGAGCAACTTGTAAAAGATTTGCAAAACGATAATTTTGAAGATGCAAGAATATACTGGGAAGTTTTAGATGAGCTTAAAACATACACCAAAGTTTATACAAAGGACTCAAAATGAACAACAACAATTTTCGCATTGATTCGGTGGGGTTTTATCGCAATAGAAAGGGTGAGAAGGTGGAGATTATCTACCCAGATAGAGGTAATGGCTATTGGTCAGATACTTATGGTTGCAGCTATTTTGAAGATGGTAAGGGGATAACTGAAAGTGACATTATCGCAAAGTGGGAAGATGCTCCACAAATCAACTCCGATAACAGCAAAGTAAATGCCAACGCACTTGAGAGGATAGCAGAGCTTGAAGGTGCTTTGCGCGGGTTACTAGAAGATGCAGAGGTGGCTTGCATGGAAAGCGGAGATGATATTTGGAGTTCAATAAGAATAGCCAAAAAAGCACTTGGCGAGGATAAATAATATGTACGAATTAATAAGCGACCATGAATGGCTGCAAGGTATAAACTTACGTTGGTATAGGCAAACTAAAAACCACCCACCAGTTTTGCAATATATAGAACGTGGTGAAGGTGTAAAGAATGGCGAGCTTTATTGTATTGAACGCTGGGTTGACGTTCCGCTATTTATTGGTGATGACTGTGACGTAAATAACACAGTAAAATAAATTCTGCATTTAGCTAACAGATTTTCCTTGATATTTACGTAAAACTTACGTAAGGTACGTATATTAACTACATGGAGAAAACAATGAAAGTAATCTACACACACACACTATACCGCCCACGTTCTAATGAAGTATACGGCAACTACACTAGCAAAGAAGCTGCTAACAATGCAGCTACTTGTGCTTTAATTAGCGAAGGACTTATCTGCAAAATGGTTGAGCATGAAACGCCAATTATCCAAGAGCAAACCCCTTACATTCCTTTAGCGTGGTAATTATGAACCCAGAGCAACAATATTATTTTGATATGGGCGTTAAACTTGGCGAGCTAGTGTTTGCCAAGCATTTAAACGGCGACTCATACTCTGCCTCCAAATATACACCTGAACACGCTGCAATATCGCTTAAAAACGCTATGGTAGCTAACGAGGTTATATTCCACCACCAAGAGATAATTAAACGTGGAATAGTGCTAGGCGTTAAAACTGCGGGCGTTAAATTGCCAGCGTTGAGGAGGGTGAAATGAACTTAGACGCAAAACTAATTGAGCTTTACGGGCAACACTTAGAAAATAAAGATGCTGGAATTGATTATAAGCATTTTGTAGCTTTCCAGCGTGTGCTAAGAATTGCAAGTGAAGCAGAATTAATAATCAACCAAGTAGAAAGTATAAACTTAAATGGAGAAGGCAAATGACACTAAAAACACTATTCATATTCACAATTGGTTTTGCAGCAGGATTTGTTGCTAACCAATATCTAACACAGCACATTGAAACGGAAGTAGCAAGCCGCCTAGATGATAGGAAAGTTTTGCAGCAGGCAGGCTATATACCAGAATTTGTTGATTCTAACCAGTTTAGCATGGTGGGGGAATAATGACTAAACAACCAGAGCCAAAATCTAAACTAGATGCTTGGATACCAACAAGGCTAAAGGATAAGCTACAGAAGCTTGCTAATCGTGATACAAATGGCGATAAAACTGCGAAGTTAAGGCAGTTGTTGGAAGAAGCTAAGTAACAACTAACCGCCGAGAGGCATGAGAAAGGATATGGCATTTTACGAATACGAACAAATGAATTCTGGCGGCACATTTATTTGCCATGATAATGTTGACTTCAAGGTGATAATAGAAGCAGATTCAGCAGGAGAAGCTAACGAGATTGCAGAGTCAAAAGGAATTTATTTTGATGGTTGCCGTGATTTAATAGATTGCCCTTGTTGCGGCGACAGGTGGCGTAGAGCTTATGAGCCTTTATCATTTCCTGTGAGGTATAATGACGAAATCTTTGAAACATTAGAAGAATACTGCAAGGCTTACCCAGCCATAATTTATAAAACCCAGAGCGTGGATAAGGAGTAGTATGTATTTGATTTTGAATTTGCTAGAGGAAATAAACACCAACGCTATGAAAGTAAATCTAGCCAATGGTGATTGCATGGGAATGTTGCCAGTTTTCAAAACCAAAAAGGCAGCTAGGGAATATTATCCACATTCTGAATGTATAGAGATTGCAATTAGCACAACCAAACAGGGAGACTTAAATGACTAACCCGATAAGAATACAACGCAAGCGCACTAAGGGTTGGAAAAAGCCAGAAAATGCGGTTTATGTGGGGCGTGGTAGCGAGTGGGGCAATCCGTTTGTTGTTGGCATAGACGGAACGGCGGAGGAGTGCATAGCGCAAACAGCTTTCTATGTTTGAATTGATGTGTACCCGCATAAACGACCGCTATCATGTAGCATTTAGAGAAGAACCAACCCAGAGCGTGGATAAGGAGTGATAAAAATGGTTATGCAATTTACATTAACAATGCCAAGAAATAACTCATGGAATGGCAAATGGACTGGCGCAGAAAATCTCTATGCTAGAACTAAAAGTTTGAGCAAATCCAAAGAGGAAGAGCTTGATGGCGAGAGTTTCTATCATAATTTTGGCGATGGTTGGGCGGCAAATGTTGCTTGTAAGAAAATCAGTTCGCAAGAAGCTGCCAAAATTAGAAAGAAAACAAAGGGCTTTTGTGGCTACGAATGGATGATAGATAATATAATCTGGTATGGGCAAACAGAAGATAGCACAACCAAACAGCGAGGCTTAAATGACTAACCAGATAGAAGAAATAAAACGACAGGCGGAATTGGCGGCGGAGCGTATGGAAAATATGTCCGTAGGCGAGCAGGGTATTAATGAATTGTATAGAGGCGCAGAAGCCCTCATAGCCGCCAACGAATTATTGCAACAAGTTGTGGTGCTGGAGGAAGGGGCAGAGCCTATGGTGGGTGATTTAATGCAAGATAATGTTGGGACTTTGCTTAGATGTTTATCACGCCCAAATGCTGAAATGGTCGGTTATAAAGCATTGGCTTCTGGTGTTGAGGGTAGTAGAGGAATTAATAGTGGAATTAAAATCGTTCAGCGGCAAGGCAAGCCAGTAATTTACCAACAAGGAACAAAATGACACCAGAAGAAAAAACTAAAATAGAGAATGTCTATGCGCTGGATAGGGAGCTGCAAACTCGCCTTGATAATGGTGAAAAAGACAAAGCAGGTGATGCGCTGGATAAGTTGGAAGCCCATGCATTTGAAATGGTAGACATTATCCGCAGCCTTGAGGCGAAGGTTGAGGCTCAGGCTTTAGAAATTAAGGAATTAAAGTCTTGCAATTAGCTATAAAAATTGGTAAAAATAAAGGGCAGCAAGAACGTGGGGTTCTTAACTGCCCAACCCATAAAAGTACGTGGAGGTACTAAAATGGATAATTCCAATTATACATCTATCATCTGGCTAACGCAAGGCAAATATACAATCGTAGATAATGACGATTATGAATTTCTGAATCAATTTAAGTGGTATTACAGCACTTCTGGCACAGGCTATGCAATAGGATTAGTTAATAATAAACGCACTCCAATGCACAGATTGCTAATGAATGAGCCTGACGGAAAGCACATTGACCACGCCAATGGAAACGGTTTAGATAACTCCAAAAAGAATTTAAGAATATGCACAGCAGCCCAGAACCAACACAACAAAAGAATGTTGAAAAATAATAAGAGTGGATACAAGGGTGTATATAAGTGCAACACACGAAATAGATGGGTTGCTCAATTTAGAGGTGAGAATATATTAAAAAGGAAGCATTGTAGAACGCTAGAACAAGCTGCTAAATGTTATGATGATTGGGCAGAAGAATTTGCTGGAGAATTTGCAAAAACAAATAAAAGTCTGGGGTTGCTACGGGCAGCACTACAACACAACGAGGCATTATGACACCAACACAACAAGCAAGATATGAGCGTGACCTTCGCATATGGGAATATCGCAAGAAAAACCCAGATATACTTTTAGATGAAATTGCATCTATGTTTGGTTTATTCTCTGGTAATTCTATAGGCAGTATATTAAGGCGCATGGATAAACATATAAACCACGGCGAGCCATACCTTAAGCCACTTAATCCAAACAGGAATAAGCAGCGCACAGGCATGAAATACAACGTGCAAGAGCGTTTAGATTTTAGAACAACAAAGAACCCAGAAAGTTATTGGGCGCAATCAGGCGTGAGGTTTTAATGTATTACGATAAAGAGTTTTTTGATTGGTACAAGAATGTGTATTTACTCAATAAAGATAAGTATCACGCCGAGCAACGCAAGCTAGCAGCCAATAAAAGAAAGAAAGTGGCTGCGTTACAAAAATCTATTGCCGATAACCAAGCTTTGATTAAGCATTTAACTGAAAAGAAAGTCACGACACACATGGAAGCGCTTGCCATAAGATTAAAAAACCATAAAGCTGCTGCCAATCTTACCTTCTCAGAAATTGCAAACGCTGTTGGTGCGTCTATAAACTCAATACAAAAACATTGTAATAATGAGGTTAAATATAGAGGCAAGCACACAAAAGCTATAGAGAAATATCTTGCAAATTCCAGTAAAATAAGTTAGAATACATCGTTTTGAAACACACATTCGGCTAGAAATAGTCTACGGGCATCGCCCTAATGAACTAAGCCCTGCTTTTGCCTCCTAGGTTTTTGCAGGGTTTTTTATTCCAACTTACTCAACTCATCTAAAATAGTTTCATCTACCTCTGTTTGCAGGCAGCGTATGATGTAATCTAGTGGCAACTCATTCTCACCAAGTACGCCCATGTCCTCAATAGCTGCTAGGTTATAAGCTGGTATATACCTTCCGTTGGCAGTAATCATAATATTTAAATATGCAATAGGCTGCGTGACCAGTTTAAGCGAGTCAGAAAGCGCAAGGTGCATATCCTCCAATATATCCTCTGAGATGCATTGTTTATTGCGGATTTTCTTTCTGATGTCGTAGGTTGTCATTTAAACCCCTTATTAAGTTGGCTACTATTACCACACATATTACATACAACATATATACGCAATGTTCCTGCTCTGGTGGTGTATCTGCTATTTATCTTATTTTGCCCTACTGTTCCGCAGCAAGGGCATTCATGCTCACGCTTTACTGAGTCAATCAATCCAGCGTCAACAACTACCTTGGCTTTTAATCTTATGGGTAAAGTTGTAAATGGCAGTAGCTTTTTCAGCAACTCTTTGTTGATGTTCACATCTTGCTTGTTGTATTCCGCCATTCTAGCCATTGCATCGGGGCAACCAGCCATAACATCTTTCCACAATTGCAAGCCTGTTTCGTGTTTTTGTCCTATGCCTAGCCATTGACAAATATCGTCTAGTTTATTGGAATTCAAATTAAAGTGCTTTCTAGCCATTCTAAGCGTGTCTAAATGTTTGGAGGGGGATAGTGGCTTCATGCCGTGTTTGAATAGCCTAGTGCTTATTTCCTTCTCATCATAGCGGGTTATGTTATGTCCTGCTATATAGTCGGCTTTTTCTAACACTTTTAAGAATTCTGTAATAATTCTTTTGTCGTTGCCCTTTTTAGCTTCTGAGGGCGTAAGGTGTGCTACGTGGATTACATCATCATCTAGCCATGACCACGCTATAGATATGATGTAGGAATCTGTAATTAGCTGCTCTTGCCTAACCCATTGCTCACCTGTGCGCCACACGTAAGCAGTTCTTGCAGCGGTTTCAATATCGAAAACCAGAATTCTATGCTCGACAACTATAGGCTCTCCCCGATACGCTTTTATATCAAAGGGGCTTTTTGTCATTCCACTAACCTTTTCCATTTAGCTAAATCGGCGGGGTCGGTCTTGCCGTAACTGAATACAATTTGAGGTTTACCAACTACGTCAGGCGCAACATCAAGATGAAAGAATTGTGGGTGCACGCCAATACGCATGCCCAAATTCCACGCTTCTAGCAAGAGCTTAATATTAAAACTAGCCTTACCTCTTGGAATATCTATTGCACACGTTCCGTTGGTCTTAAAGCCGCTATCGTCTAACAAGTGGAATGATTTACTTGCCCCGCCAACTTTCTTGTTATGCTCTGAGCAACGGCAACAGCTATTTACTTTCATCGGCTCATTTACGTTTACACGTAGCTGGAGTAGCTTGCTGTCAAATATAGGGTTAAGCTTAACCTCGCCACAATGCTTACAAGCCAATTCTTTATCGCTGAAATATGCCTTGGATACTCTCATACTCTCCCTGCTGAGGTTAGGCAAATATCCTGCCATGTCTCGTTATGGGTTAATATAGCCCTTGCTGTATATGGCGTTAAAACATCTGCCTTGTCAAGATAGATAGGCGAGACCCAAGTGCAATCACTTGCGTGTCCACTTGTCTTTGAGCAACTTGTTAACGGCAGTATCGTCAAGCTTATTAACAATATCCAAGTTAGACCATGCGGCATTTTTGTTTTCTTCAATAATCTCTTTCTCAACATTATCTTTCTCAATGGTTACTTTAAATCCGCCCAGCTTCTCTTTAGCGCGTAGCAATAACCATAATAAAACAGCTATTGCTAAACCCATGCCAATTAATGCAATTTCCATTATTTCTTATCCGCTGTAAATGTAGCAATCAAACCAGCAAGAGAAACACCAATTACTGAAATTAGCTCCACTTGCTCAGGTGCTAGTGCCACACCAAACGCTGAAATAACGCCAGTTAAACCAAGCCATGTTGAACGCTCTTTTGCTCTGTCTGTTAAAAATGTTAGTATCTTATCCATGATATTCTCCTATGTTGTTACGAATAGTCCTTTTACAAATCCACCCAAAAGCCCAGCAATAGAACCAATTGCAAAAGCTATTCCCTTAAGCCAAGCTTGCGCTTTCTTTAAGTCATCAATATCTTTTAAAACATTAGCCTGATTTTTTAGCAAAGCCTCAACATTAGCGTTTATTTGCCCTAGTAAATACGCATCTGTGTTTTTGGAGTTCTTTGCCATTTACTCACTCTCTTTCGCTGGTGGTTTAGTAGCCTCGCTAATTATACGCAAAGCCTCTTGAGCTTGTTGATGCCCTTGTAATGGCATAGGAGCTAACGCAATAACTTGCTGCAAAATCTGTAATGCTTGCGTCAAATCCATTTTCTCATTCTCCTATATATCCAGTATATACTACCTAAAGTAGTGCAATAAATCAAGGTCAAAATTCCTAACGCACTATAACCACGCTTTGCAATCTTCCAACTTATAACCACATCGCTTTTAAACTTCAAATATGGGCAGCCTCTAACATATTCCGCATCATGCCAATCACACAAATCAGCAAATAAACTGTCAAACCAGTTTTTAAAGCCAAATAAACGTGGTATTGTACAGTTAGACACTTACTTTTCCTAATAGTTCAGTTGATGCCACATCTATTTCTGCTAGCTGATTAGATGCAGTTTCGCCAATATGTGCGTTAAACTCTGCCGCTGTAAAGTTTTCATTTTCCAATATAATACGGCGCACGTTATCTCTGTTATTTTTAATTTGAATTGCGCTAAACTTTAGCATGGGAGCTATTTGCTGCGCTGCCTCTGCCATGTATTGTTCTTTTGTTTTCTCAACTGGATTGCTGAGTGCGTTTAAATCTAGTACCATTTTTGTTCTCCTTTGTTAAATTATTGTGCTACCCAATTAGTTCCGTTGTAAAAACATGTAGTTACTACAGCGCCACCGCCAACTAAAACCGTTAAGAATGTTGGAGCTAAAGCATCTGTAACATAAGCCGTATCGCCAATTGTGCCAGCGGGCAATGTTGCGACTGTGTAACCTTTTAATTTAACTGGTTTGTTTGCTGTAATCCTATTAGCATCCATAAGA